CGCACCCAACAGCGCACCTGGCACATCTGTCGCATGGCCGTTCCCCCGCCAGCCGCTCCCGCACCAGCCGAACAGCGTGCCACCTACGACCGACCGATGCTCAACTCGTACCCGCACGCACGCGGATATGATGACTGAACTGGGAGAAGCTAAATGGTAGACATGGTGAACCACCCGCCGCACTACACACGCGGCGGCGTGGAATGCATCGACGCGCTCGCGTCAGCGACCGCAGGGCTGGAAGGGCTTGATGCGGTTTGCACCGCCAACGCCATCAAATACTTGTGGCGCTGGAAGCAGAAAAACGGCGTTGAGGACTTGCGGAAGGCTCAGTGGTATATCAGCAAGCTCATTGAGACATCTGTAGTGCCGCAGCCCGACCCTCTTCGACGCGCCTCGCCCAGCCCCGACCAAACGTGGGCCAAGTGGGTAGCGTCTGAAGATAGACAAGACGATTGTCTTGGAACTTGTTGATGACGTCAGACGCCGGCATGGCAGCGACGGCCTTGAGGGTCATGGGGCCGATCGCGCCGTCCGGCGTTGCACCGATTGCCTCTTGCAAGAGCTTGGCCGCGCGGCCTGGGCCTGAGTTGATGGCGGTATCGAAGACCACGTAGTCGACACCCGCCGGCAGATCGTCGGCGCGCACCTTGTCCCAATAGCGTTCCTTGTAGAGCGGCGCCACGTCGCTGGGCGCAAGCTCCCGCATGTCCTGCTCGGTCACGGGGCGGCCGCACCACTTCTCCCACGTCGCCTTGGTGCAGCCGTGGTTAGTGATGCCGCCGGGATCGGACGGGTGGTTTACGTAGCCGCCCTCGTGATGCAGCACAGCCGCCAGCGCCCGCTCCCAGTTCTCTTTCATTTCTTGCTCTCGATCGTCTCTTGCTTAGCCTTGCTGCCGGCGCTGCTGCCAAAGAAGAAGTTGAGGATTGTGGCCACTACGGTCGCCAAGATGAAGCCCAGCACCGTGTCAGCAAAGCGCACGTTGTCGGTAGGGATCGTCACCATCGTAATCATAAAAATGTAGCTCGCTGCGACCAGCGACCAGAAGGTCGCCAGCACGTAGACGAACGATCGGCTGATGCCGTTGCCGTTGATGAGCGCGGCAATCTGCATCGCGCGGGCGTCTGCCGTGTTCTTGTTCGCCTGCTCGACCATGAACTCTTCATGCTGCATCGCGCGTTCACGTAGGCGCGTGATGTCCTCGGCGTTCATGTCGGGCTTGAGTTCAACGCCCGTCTTCTCCTGCACGTAGTCGAGCCCCTTGTCCACGACCGCTTGCGCGACCTTGGGCAGGTTGTTCTGGATGAGGGTAGATACGATACCAGCGACGATGGGTAGCATCAGTAACTAACCTCCGCAAGGGCCAACATTAGGACGGTCATTAACAAGACGATGATGCCGAAGATGTAGTTCATTTTAGGTGAAACGTAAGATTCTTGTGCCGTGGATAAGTCACCACCTTTTCCCCTTCTGGGCACTTGTACTTGATAGTCGCCAGCAGCGTAGCTTTTCCCGGCGCGGGTGTTTCTCTTAGCGTCAGGTAATAGGTAAAGGTATCAATGTCTGGGCCGGCAGGGCCGGAGAACTTAGGGTTGGACGACACCGCTTCTAAAACTACGCCCTTGCCATCTCTAATCGCCGGGACAAAAGATTCGACTGAGCAGTCATCCCGCTTTTTGATTCTGGCTACCGTTACCGAAATCGGCTCACCAATACTGGCAGGCTCAATCTGGAAGTGTTCCGGTGCCCACTCGATGATGGTTCTATCCACCCAGCCAAACTTGTCGAACAACGTATACCCGCCGCCGAGCGCAGCAATACTAGCCGCCACCGCACCAATTGCTTTATGTAAGTCAATCATTCCGGCCACCGATCCACCATGAACATAGCGATGTGAAAGAGAATCAGCGCGCCTGTGGCCACCACGACGGCGATCAAACCTGCGTCACTTGCGTTCTTGATGAACTTCTTGCGCCGCCTGATCTGTTCGTAAATCATCTTCTCGCGCTGCTCTTTGATGCGCCGCCGCATCTGTACAAACTCAACGTAGCCGTCGCGGCCAAGGTGCTGGAGCGGTCCATAGTGGAACCAGTGGTACAGCGTCTTTTCCATTTCCTTGATCTTGACCTGGGCGGCGTAGGCGTCAAACGCCTCAACGGTGGCTGATTTGGAAAAGGTGAGCTTTTTGAAGAGCGGGGGCTTGGCCTGCTCGCCGTTCATCCACTCTTGCAGGTCACTGACGGCGCCGGCCCACTTGCCGAGCTGGCCGAAGACATCCTCGGCCTCACGCCCCAGCTCCACCGCCTTCTTCAGCCCGTTGAAGACGGCAGTCGCAGTCGCCAACAGACTGATTGGGTCTAGCATCTCACACCTTTAACACGAGCCCCAAGAGCAGCATGATGATCGCGCCCGCAGTGCCGATCAAGATATGCTCCAGCCGCTTGATGCGCAGGATCGTCTCTTTCCATCGTTCCGCGCACACCGCTTCATGCGTTGACAAGCGAGCCTCTACTTCGTTTGCTGATGTCATCACTCACCCTCGATCAACTTGTTTTCAGGTTTGGGAGCTAGTTGGTTGCGCTTGAACTCCATAGTTTTTTTGCCTTGGCTGCCCTTGCGCACCGGGCGCGGTTCGCGCATCTGCTCAGTAAGTTGCTCTGCCAAATCCAACATACGTTCGCGGTTAGCTTGAGCTTCTAGCGCCGCTTGGCGATCGCGCGACCGTTGCGCAATCTGATCAAAGGCTGCGGCTTTTTCGCGTGCTTTGCGAACCGCATTTGCCACCCAATCACGGTCCATTGACCGCTCTACAAGCGCCGCGTCGGACAGCTTTTTTAAGCTGGGGTCGAGCTGTTGAAGGTCAACTTTTCGCCGATCCCATGCAATCTTTTCTTCTGCGGTCAGCGTAGCACGCGCGTTGCTTTCTATTTTTCTAACCGCAGCGTCTAGATTGGTTCCGTAATCAACAAATGTCTCAGGCGTTGCGCCTTTCAGACCTTGGCTTGCGGGGCGCAAACGTCCGGTGGTCGGATCAAGCTCAAGCGGCATACCTTCACCAGCCGGACGGCGGGCCGCAGCGGCTTGAGCAGCCGCAGCTTGCTCTGCCTGTTGAGCCAACGCGCGTTCCATGTCAAGATCAAACGCGCGGCGCTGCGCCACCGCCGCCATTGTTGACTCTGCGCTAGGCGCAGGCAAAAGCGCATTCGTGGGTGGTTGAACACGCACATCTGGCGTCGGGCGGCCAAACACAAAGTTTGGCACGTAATATTCATCTGGCGTTTGTACTGCATTCCGCCAGTCGTACGGCACCGGCAAGTTGGGCGTAGGCGGTGGGGGCGCGGGCGCAGGAGGCGGCGGCATCGGAATGCGCAAATCAGGCGGCACTGCCGAACGCGCCTGAAACTCTGGCGATGCAATTCGCTTGCCCATATAGCGACCGGCCAACTCACCTGCCCCAGCACCGATTGCCCCCGCAGTAATCAAATCCGTACCAAGCGCCGACCCTACCGCCAGACCAATGGTGCCTGGCACGCCAGACCGAGTAAGGCGCGGGAGCGCGCGCTGTAGCAAAGTGGCTTGAGTACCGCCACCCGCTATCTCAGGGAAGTTGGCCGCAATACGACCGATCGCCGCGATGTCGCCGGTCATAGCGTCATCTTTAGCGATCATTTTAGCAATAACAATTGGATCAACGCGCCCAGTCGCTAGGTTGGTCGCTTTCTCGTACGTATAACTTTTGGCAAGTTTGGTGCGGGCGTCACGAAAACGATCCAGCAGCGCTGGATCAGCAATGTTCATGTCAATCAACTTCTCAAGCGCGTTAGCAATTCCAATCTTGGCGTCGGCTGTAGCCCGTTCAGCGGGCGTTAGCTTGTCTCCGCGATAGATATCTTGCGCTTCACTTCGTAGTTGACGAATGTTAAGTAGCGCGTCAGCGCTCGTCATGCCAGAGTTAACGCGCTCAAGCGCGTCGTCAACAAGCGATGCAACTTCTGACGTTGCGGCTTTGCCGCCAATAACATCAGGTGCCCTAATAGCCGCAATCTGCCGAGACACCGCTTCGTCTGGCATCAGCTGGCCAATTTTTTTAACTTCACGATACGGCGCAGCGATGCGCTCGCGAGCAGCTTCAAACGTCTTTGAGTTAAGTTGTTCGCGCGGGTCAATGCCAAGCTCACGGCGAGCAATGTCACTCCACTTCGTGACGTTCTGCGCCGATAGCTTAGCGTTCAATTGCGGAATGCCAGCCATCTGGGCTTGCAATTGATTAGATAGCGTTGGGTTTGACAACGCAGGGTTCAGCGCAATACCCAACCGATTGGCCTCTTGCGCCGCTTCGATCTGAGGCCCACGAGCATAGGCTTCTTCCGACAGCCGCTCAGCGGTGCGCCCTTGACGCGCCGCGCGAGCTACACCTGCCTCCCGTGCAGCAGCAGGCGCACCGCCGACGCTGGGAATGTACGGCGGCAAACCAGAGGTTGCTTCGCCCAGCGCGCTAACCGCACGCTGCGCCAGCTCGGATCTAGGCTCGTACTGAAACGGTCGTACGGCTGCCTTAACCTCGGGCGTGGCACGAGAAGTCAGGATTGATAGTGGTGCGCCTGCAATCGTGGCTGCAAGCGCTACAGGCGTTTCAATTGCGCCCATGACCATCTCGCGCGGTGACAGCTCGGATAACTTGCGTTCGCGCGTCAGCGGCACCGCAGACGTTGAGGTGTACGGGACGTCGGCGTAGTGTGGTTGCGGTTCGGCGGCAGCTTCATCTAAGAAGCGAATCTTGCTCGGCTGCGGCTGTTCATCAAGGAATCTGACGCCCATGATTAGTTCACCTCTGCTGGCCTACCGTCGACAGTAATCCGTGTGCCTTTGGGCAGATTTGCCGCTTCAGCTTCGTGCACAGTGCGAAACGCGGGGACTTCCGACATTGTTGCAGACCCGCGCGGCGTAGCCGATCGGCCGCCCACAACCGGGCCTGACGGCGCTGGTGTGGATTGCGCGCGCTCAGCTTGAAGTACGCCATACTTCTTCAGACGCGGGCTTTCGAAGATAGATTTGTTGCCTTCGCTCTCTAGCCA